GAAATTATCGCTGCTGAGTTTCCTGATCTATGTACAATGTATATTCGCGAAACAACTGGTAATGCTGAGCTTAGACTCAGAGATACAAGGCAGACAGTCGGAACAACTTTGGAGAGTTTCTTTGGCTAAGTATGATCAAGGTGGAGGTTGTAACTGCGGATTAAACAAAGTATGTGAATGCAGCACAGAAATAAAAACTGAATATGAGGGAACCGTGATACAGAAAGATCCGGAAGATTGGGCTTCGGTAATACCACGCTCCATTGAAGTAAAGTATGCTAAGGCAGTAGAAGATACTCCATTCAAGTTCAGCGAAGGCAAGATTCTTAAAGAACTGGACGAATACGTAAGAGGAACTTACGGCGAGCATTATAAGACAGACACTATTGAATGTTTTGATGCTTGGATTGCTCTTGGTGATTCAACCGCTACGTTTAGAAACACTGCTCTTAAATATCTTTGGAGATATGGTAAGAAGGGCGGCAACAATAAAAAAGATCTGATGAAGGCAATACATTATATTATGCTTTGCATGCATGTTGATCACTACTTAGATAATGGAGAATAAGATTGCAAATTAATATACCAATTGAAGAACTACGTAAGCGCAAGTTGTTTCTTGCGACACCAATGTATGGCGGCATGAATGCGGGAATGTTCACACGCTCAGTAGCAGACCTTGCTGCTATGTGTGCGAACTATGGCATCCAGCTTCAGATGTATTTTCTATTCAACGAATCACTAATCACCAGAGCAAGAAACTATTGCTGTGATGAGTTTATGCGTTCAGAATCAGATCATATGATCTTTATTGACTCTGACATCGGTTTCAATCCACAAGACGTTCTTGCTCTGATGGCTCTTCAAACTCTAGAGCCAGAGAAGTATGAGATCATCGGTGGTCCATACCCAAAGAAGTGTATTTCTTGGGAGAAGATCAAGCAGGCTGTCGACAAGGGTGTTGCAGATGCTGATGCTAATGTGCTTGAGAAGTATGTTGGTGATTATGTGTTCAACCCAAAGGGTGGTTCGCAGACCATTAGCCTTGCTGAACCAGTAGAAGTATTGGAAATTGGCACTGGCTTCATGATGGTTACTAAGGCAGCCATGCAGAAGTTCTCAAAGACATACCCAGAGTATATGTATCTTCCGGACCATGTTCGTACTGCTCATTTCGATGGCAGCCGTGAAATTATGATGTTCTTCCAGGCTGAAGTTGATCCGGCAACTAAGCGTTATCTTTCTGAGGACTATTGGTTCTGTCAGAAGGCCCAAAAGGCTAACATCAAGACATGGTTGTGCCCATGGATGAAGCTACAGCATGTTGGCACATACATCTTTGGTGGTTCGCTAGCTGACCTTGCAAGCATTGGTGCTTCAGCAACAGCAGACCCATCGCAATTTAAGAAAGGTAAGTGATAATGAATCACGTTTTTATTCTACTAGACCGCAGTGGCTCAATGAGCTCAATGTGGAATGAGGCTCTTGGCGGTATCAATGGATACGTTTCAGGACTTCGCGATGCCAAGGTAACACTTGCTATTTTTGACACAGTAAGCTATGATGTTATTCGTAATACAATTTCTGAGAACTGGGTAAACGTCACCAGTCAAGAAATTCAGCCACGTGGTGGCACTCCTCTCCTTGACGCAGCAGGTCGTATTCTTTGGTCAGCAATTGACTCAAAGGCAGATCGCGCAGTCATCGTCGTTGTTACAGACGGTGAAGAGAACTCTTCAAAGAAGTTCAACGCCAAGGAAATTAAGGAGCTTACCAACAAGGTAGACAACGAGCTCGATTACGAGATCGTCTTCCTTGGTGCGAACTTCGACAACGTCAAGGATGTTGTTCATGCTAACTTCGGTCGCGACCATAGCAACGAATATCAGAAGTCGCGTACTATTTCAACCAGCGCACGTGGTTTCGGTTCAGCGATGAACTCAACACTAGACGCAACTCAAAACTACTTCGCCGGCGGTAAGGCAGCAGCTTTCTATGATGCCGAAGCTGTGGCCAAGGCCAAGGTATAATCAAAGGATATATTATGAATATTGATGCACAAACACTAGTAGTACTCAAGAACTTCTCAACGATTAACCCATCGTTGGTGTTCAAGCCAGGTAACGTTATCAAGACTGTGTCTGGTAACAAGACTGTAATGGCCAAGGCCACCGTTCCTACCTCATTCCCAAAGGAGTGTGGTATCTACAATCTCAACCGCTTTATCTCAGCACTTAGCCTCTTTGATAAGGCTGATCTTGGGTTTGAGAAGGATTGGGTTTCCATTGGTGATGGCAAGCGTTCTTCAAAGTACGTTTACGCCGCTCTTGAAACAATCAAGAACTCACCACCAGAGAAGGATATTGTTCTTCCTTCGATAGAAGCTTCGTTCACATTGACCAACGATGCATTGAGCGCAGTCCAGAAGGCTGCCGGCATCTTTGATCTTGATGAGTATCATGTTGTTGGTGCAGAGGGCAAGCTTCTTCTTCAGGCTAATACCTCAAAGAATCCAACAGGAGACGTGTTTACTGTTGAGCTTGGTGATACTGATAAGACATTCAAGGCTATCTTCTTGAGCACTAACATCAGTTTCATTCCTGGCGATTATGAAGTTAGCATTTCATCAAAGGGCATTGCTCACTTTGCTGGTGTTGAGGTTGAATATTGGGTTGCTGTTGAAGCCAATTCGGTGTTCTGATGAAGTACGTAGTTCACATTCCGACTGGAAACCTGTCTCCTAGTAAGTCTGATGAATATGTTCTCAAGATCAAAGAGAAGTTTGAAGAAACCGATTTCTTTGAAAGTCAGGACAAAGTTGTGTACATCGGTTCGCCAGCAGTTGGTGTGCTTGAAGTCGTTGCTGTCCCTTCGGACAAGTGATTAGCTGGAGGGGAGAAATCCCCTCCTTTTACTTAATGGAGTTTATATTATGTTAGATAACTATCTATGGGTTGAGAAGTATCGTCCTCAGAAGATTGAGGATTGTATTCTACCAGCCGAATTGAAGACTACTTTCCAAGAATTCGTTAATAAAGGCAATGTTCCAAATTTAATCCTTTCAGGCACAGCAGGCGTTGGTAAGACTACTGTGGCCAAGGCCATGCTTGAAGAACTTGGCGCAGACTATATCGTTATCAACGGATCTATGAATGGTAACATTGATACTCTACGTAACGAGATCATGCGCTTTGCTTCATCAGTATCGTTTACTGGTGGTCGCAAGTACGTTATTCTTGATGAGGCTGACTATCTGAATGCCAATTCTACTCAGCCGGCTCTTCGTAACTTCATGGAAGAGTATTCAAAGAACTGCGGCTTTATCCTGACATGTAACTACTCAAATCGCATCATTGATCCGCTTCATTCTCGTTGTTCTGTGATTGACTTCAAGATCAGCAAGAAAGATATTGCCAAGCTTGCTGGTCAGTTTATGAAGCGTGTTGTTACTATTCTTGAGACTGAGAATATCCAGTTTGATCCAGCAGTAGTTGCTGAAGTCATCACTAAATATTTCCCAGATTGGCGTCGTGTTCTTAACGAACTACAGCGTTACTCTGCAACGGGCAAGATTGATACTGGAATTCTGGCCAATCTTCAGGAAACAAGCATCAAGGAGCTTGTTGAGTATATGAAGGCCAAGAACTTCACTGAAGTACGCAAGTGGGCAAAGAACAATATCGACACCGATGTTAATGTTCTGTACAACCAGTTCTATGATTCAGCAGCCCAGTACTTTGCTAAGACAAGCATTCCTTTCCTTGTTATGGTTATTGCTAAGTATCAGTACCAGAACGCCTTCTCTGCAAATCCTGAGATTAATTTCGTCTCATTCTTGGCGGAGGCAATGGTTGAATTGGAGTTTGTCTAATGTTTTTGGACGTAACTCTACAACCACGTAAGGAAGAAAAGAAGGAAGAAGTTGTAGCAAAGAAGAGCTATGGCTTTGAATTTGAGAACAGCATCAACATGGGCAAAGAGCTCATTGATCTTGATGATCCTCAAGAACATAAATATAACCAATGGCGCACGAATGTTGTTATGTCAAATCATATCGACACTCTACTTGCTGCCAATGATATGAACATCAACTATCACCTTTCTGATAAACTACACTACCACTATCTCTTCTACAAAGTAAAGAAGATGAAGAGATTCGGAAAGAAGAAAACAGACGCCGATCGTCAAAAAGAAGCCGAAACCAAGAAGGAACAAGAAACACTTGAACTGATCATGGAATTTTATAAATACAACGTAGTCAAAGCAAGAACGGCTATGAAGATCCTTACACAGGATCAACTTGTAATTATAAGAAAAAGATTAGAAAAAGGTGGAGTATAATGGATGGTGTTTTAAATTCACTAGTTGAAGTACGTATTGCTGAGGATGAAGATTTTCTAAAGATTAAAGAGACTCTAACTCGTATTGGTGTTGCGTCTCGTAAAGAAAAGAAGTTGTTTCAATCATGTCACATCTTCCATAAACAGGGCAAGTATTACATTGTCCACTTTAAGGAAATGTTTTTGGTAGATGGCAAGCCATCTGACTTCTCGGATGAGGATAAGTCTAGACGCAATAAAATCATTGAGCTTCTAGAGGACTGGGGACTGTTAAAGGTAGTTGAACGAGAAACAATCAAAGAGCCTTTGGCGCCAATGAACCAAATTAAAATCATTTCTCACAAGGAGAAAGCTGAATGGTCTTTGGAAAGCAAATACAATATTGGCCGCAAGAAGATTTAAAGAGTTTTGCTGATATCGAAAAAGATATCATTGACCTCAAGAAATGCAACCAACAAACTAAAAATTTGCGCCTAGCACTTGAAGAGCGCAAGAAAAAGGATAATGATGTTTCAGTGGATGGTAAAGAAGAAAGATTCTACTCCGGCGGAAGTTAAGCTAGAGCAGATTAAGAACATACTATTTCCTCCTCTAAAGTTAGTGGAAGAAATGGATAAAGATGGCACGACACTAAAGTTTCACATCGATTATTCAGTCGATTCGAACCTAGATTCTGCACTCTTAGATCTTCAAGAAAACATAAACGATAAAGCTACACAATCAACCATCGACCAAGCTGTTAAAGCACTCTTCAAAGTAAGAAAGTTGCTTGAAGCATATTCCGATATAGATAGCGAAGCCAAATACATTATCGTAGACAATACATCTCCGGAAGACCCAGACATTATTGCTAGGGATTGACGTTTATTAGTTCATATAATATAGTTGAGTTATCAATTAGGAACAATAAATGTCTCAGATGCTTCCAGCTTTCTTCACCACTACTAATACGAAGAAGCGCAAAGTAAAGAAAAGTCAAAGTACCAAACAGCACGAAGAATATCTGTTGCGTATGGGCTGCCACCCAAATCAACTAAAGGATAAAAAAGCGCTTGACAATAATTGGGCTGCAACGTATAGTAAGAATATGAAGTTTGAAGGGAACACCTACAACTCTGCCGGAATGTCTGGTAACTCAGATTCTTGTGCTAAACGTGGTGTGCTGGTTAATCTTCATAAAGAAACTGAGGTTGTCCGCAAGGAAATCTTAGAGAAGGCCAATCGAATCCAACCGCTGTATAATAAGGGCGGGTTACAGTATGTAACGGATGGAACTGACCTTCATGACGTTGGAAAAAAGAAGTAAATTAGAGCTTGACAAATAAAATCGGAAAGCTTATAATGAGCCTACGATAAGAGTTAAACCCTGAGGAGCTTTGTTATGGACCAAGTCTACATCGAAGTTCAAGAGCCGTCTGGTAATTGGCAACGTGTCGGCCAGACGAGCAATCAGCCAGGCGAAATCAATATTCGCTTGAACGAGGCTCAGGCCAAGAATGGTGGCAAGCGTGTTCGCGCCGTCACGATTAATGGCCAGTTAGTTGATATTCGATAAAAATATCAACTAAAAACGAGAAATAAAGCTTGACTTTAGTTTAAGTTTAGCTTATGATAACTAAATAGAACTCTATACGCTTTTTGACATCGATGGAAATTTGGAGAAACGACTTCGGTTGTTTCTTCTTAAGCAGAGGCTGAAGTGGACGGCGTCGATCGCCGTTGACCCCAGCAGGGAAGACCCATACGTACAATGGGCCTTGGATGGATATGAAATTGGGTTCGACTCCCTATAGCCTGATCAGCTCTCCCACTCTGTTTAAGTAGAAACATTCGTTGGCTTAGTTCTCTGTCTTTGTGCCTTGGTTTTGTTGGTTATGGCCATCCAGCAGAACTTAGAGTTGCCTCCCCGCATCGCGCAGAGACAGAGAACTAAGCCAATAATGTGCGCCCATAGCTCAGTTGGTAGAGCGCTGGACTTTTAATCCATGAGGTTGTCGGTTCGAACCCGTCTGGGCATACCATTTATTAGAGATAGCCTACCGAAAGACTGAATAACTGTTTCGTCCAGCATCATGCTGTAGGCTTTGTCCCAGCGCTGGCAAATGGTTATTCGACTTAGCCACTGAGTATTAGATCCCAGGGATAGCGCCCTGAGCGGTTAGTGGCAGGCTAAACATACTATCCATATCAGCGGCCGTCATACCCGTTGGTCTAGCGATTGTCGAATAAGTCGAAAAATCGATTTTGATCGTGCTCCGCTTAAACGCAGATTCGGTGGATAGAACATATCACTGTCATTCCAGTGCACTGGGTGTCAGTTAGAATATTGCGTACGCCCCAGGCCAGTCGGCGTGCTGATAGCTTCATTAGAAGCGTAGGGGTAAAAGTCCCAATCTTTGCCTGTGCCAGGAATTTAGTCTGGGGCAACTGCCCAAGCTTCGGTCGCTCCGGAGAGAAATCTAACGCTTGTAGGACCGTGGGCGTGAGAAGTAAAGCAATATGAATGACGAGGGGTAGCGCAGTAGCCACGTTCTGCAGGGCAGCTGCTGTGTCCTAAGTAGACGGTCCACGAAATGCTTTTTGCTCTGCTGTACTCAATTGGTACGAGGACAGACTGTTAATCTGCAATATGTTGGTTCGAATCCAACCGGCAGAGCCAAAAGCATTTGCCCGTTTATCCTTAGTGGTAGAGGTCCTGTCTTGTAAGCAGGGTGCGTCAGTTCGATTCTGGCACCGGGCACCATAATCAGAAGCTCGGTTCGAATCCGACCAATGGCCATAAGCTCTACTGGGGCGGCTGGCAGGTTAGTGTAGGTAGCACGCTGAAACATATATGCGTCCTTAGCTCAGTGATAGAGCGCTGTCCTGACTCGACAGATGTCGTTGGTTTGAATCCAGCAGGACGCACCACTAAATAAAGAGAAAAATAATTTGACTTAATATTCAAGTCAGGTTATAATGATGATAGTTGATTATATGAATGAATCAGAGGTTAATTCTGGCCAACACACCAAGTCAAGTCCAGTAATCCCTGAATCAACCGATCGGCCTGGTGTGCCCCTTCGGCATCTGATTCATTCATATAATCAAATTGGTCCTGTTGCCGTCAGTGAAGGCCTCCGGCTGTCTACCGGAGAAGGAGGGTTAGAGTCCCTTCAGGATCGCCATAATCGGGTCTTAGCTTAAGAAAAAGCAGCGGCAGCGCAGATGTAGTATCAAACCTACGGACCTGGCCATATATCCCGCGTTAGTGTAGCGACCTAACATACCTGTTTTTCACGCAGAGAGATCATCGGTTTGAATCCGATACGCGGGGCCAAATTTAAATTGCCGAAGTTGGTCTGACAG